CCTGGTAATGGCATACCTTGACAAGCGCAAGCGGATGCACATAACCGAAGTCTAATCCATAGAATATATCGCCCCCTTCGGGTAACTCATCTGTTATTTGCCATTGGGTATAAATAATCTCCTTCGCTGCACCACGCTGACCCAGTCCGTAAACTTTCCACATGAAATCATCGGGTAATGATTTGTAGCTTTCTATCGTATCAATCTGAATCTGCGAAAGGTTACCGAGGTTATTAAGATAAGTTGAATGTATGCGTTTGTTAATCGGGTTATCCGATACTTCGTACACCCATGAAACGAAGTCCGCAGGATTCCAGTCTAAGAATATCTTTCCCGTTGTACGCATTGCGAGTTGGTCAAATAACGCCTTACGTATGAGGTTGGCTTCATTAACGAATAGTATATCCCTACCCGGCCCCCTTGCTTTGCCCTCATCTTCAAGTCCAAATAGTTCGATGTAGCTGCCATTATCGAATCGGTATATGAAATCGGTATAACTGAATTTCTTGTCATCCCATAGATGCCATTCTTCCATGATTGTTTTGAAATCCCTGTATGCTCCACGTTTAATATGTGGTAGGGAGTGCGATACAATAGAGATGCGGATGTTTTTAGCATTCTTATCGGCTGCAATGGAGATAAGGAGTTGTACTATGCTATAGGACTTGCTACTACGTGAGCCGCCCTCATTGCAGATTATTGGCGCATCACTTTTGTATGCGGCTACGTTTTCGTAGAATACGGGGGTTGCTCTAATCTGTTTTAATTCCACAGGTCTTAAATTCAGTTAACGTACAAAACTCTTCTTTAGTCTTTTGCAGAATCGCGTAAACATTCCACCCATCAGTAGTATTGCCCATAGCAGCAACGCTACCAACATTGATAAGGTTATAGCCGCAGATTGCAGCCAGATTACGATAGAACTCTTCGGTGTAGTAGTTGAATCCATGACCTGGCCAGTTGCCTGTTTTGGGGTTTTCGGAGATGATATAACCTCCGAGTTTAACGAGGTTGTGTTTATTTTTCCAACAATTGTATATGGCTTTGATGTTGTGCCTGCCATCGGTGCCAACGTGTTCGCTTGTGCCGGCATCCACCAGTAAATCAAACTGCTTGCTGAACTTGTGAAGTACGGACAAGTCCAACGGGGTGCTTCCGTTCTCACCCGATATATCAATGGCTTCGTAATCTTTGCCTGCATAGTAAGAATCTTTAGTGTATGGGGCAGGTAATGGCACCCTGTAATCGTTTTGCGCTCCTAAATCTACCACCGATTGAACGATAGGCAGGTAGGGGTCTATTATGCGTGTTGTTTCGTGTGTGTAGCCCATATTATTTCTTTAGATGTACCACAATATCCCTGTGGTCGGGTGTTAGGTTACGGCTTACTATTTTGAATTTATGCTTCATTATATCAACCGTTCTGTCATCTTGGTAAAAATGCCCGATTAACATTCTATCTCCTAACTTGTATTTAGTCCAGTCATCGAAATCGGGGAACTCTGCTTTAAGTTTATCAAAGTTACTAATCATTATCACACAATCACCGCCCTTTTTCATCACTCTGTAAATAGATTGCAGATACTCTTTGATGGCATCATTTGAAAAGTGGCAAAATACTCCGTAACTGAAAACGAAGTCGATTGAGTTGTCCGGTATGCCTGTGCATTTGTAATCTTGATTATCCAACTCAATGTACTTCACATTATGATACCTTACTCCATCATGTATTGGTATTACATCTATTCCGATTACAACATCGAACTGCTCTGATAGTACCTTAGTAAATACACCGCCACCGCATCCTATTTCTAAGCAGGTTTTATTGCTGAATGGCACAATAGTACGGTTAATTACCTCCTGTATGCCTATCCCATAGGTAAACGCTTCATAGTAGCCATTGCTGCCCCAAAAGTTAATGAATTGCTCTTTGGTGAAGTCCATACTAATCTTTTACCCCCCAGTTAATAAAATAAGGTTCAACAGGTAGATAGTGCCTGTATGCTAACCCTCCGTACGGCTGCACCGGAATACCTGCAAGATTCATCAACCCGGATAATAACGCTTGGTCATGTCGGCTGCTGATAAATTGCGGATTAATAGATTCGTTGTGATGAAAGCAATTTTTCTTTGCACCCTCAATCCATTTCTCAAAGATAGGCATAGTCTTAGGATGGTCGAAGTCAAACACAATGCAACACGCCATAATCTGGTACATGGTAATCACATCCCTATAGCTATTTAGCCCTAAGAACTTGATTTGATGGTCGGGTATGTACTTGTGTAACGGATGGCCTTCGTTGTTCCATGCTACTATTCCATGTTCGGCAGCTAATGCCCACAATGGATCGGGATTCTGGTGTACCCGGATTGTGGAATCGCACCAAATGATTTTCCGGTATCCCATCTCCAATGCCTCCGCTACCATGAACGGCTTGAATTGATACGGCATATTCTGGTGATTCCATGACTTACCCCACTTCACTGTATTAGGCCAGTCACCGAGGTATATTTTACGTTCAAGGTATTCATCCACATACCCATCCACACTACGAAAGTGAGTATCGTAGTCGGGTGCCTTGCGGTCTATGCTGCGAATCAGTCCTAATTGTGCCTCGTTGTAGTTCTCCCTGCCTGTGGATGAAAGGGATACAATTACTTTACCGGATGTTATCTGGCCCATATTACATTCTCTAAATTAGTTAATAAACATTTCGTTAATCCTGCCTTATTGCAGTAGTCCTTAATCAGGTGAAATAAATCTACATTACCATTATGTTCAATACATACCATCTGCGTATGCTTAAGGTTAATTTGTTCGAGTATCTCATAATCCACGCCCTCGGCATCAATAGAGATGAAATCAAAGTATTTAAATGGGGAGTTCTTTACCAGGGTGTTGTAAGTCCAAACCTCTGTCATTCGCTCTTTGAACTCCGTACCCGGCCATCGTTTAGTTTCGTTGCGTTTGATTGTACTAAGTAGGGATACATCGCCCTTGCCTAAATGGTTTCCCATCTCATGAAACGTACAATGGCCATCCGTTTCGCCTATTGCTACGTTGAACTTATGTACCATAGGATTGGCTAAGATGCGGTTAAATGCTTCTTCGGATGGCTCTACCAGTACACCGCTCCAACCCTGTAGCTGCAATGCGTAGGTATTGGACAAAGTTTGTCCATCATTCGCCCCAATGTCAAGAAAGAAACCTTTTCGGGATTGGAAGTAGGATAGGATTATGTCCTGCTCGTTGTTTTGGCTATATCTCATTTAGTGTAGTTTTCGTTGTAATACTCCTCCCCTGTCATTTCCTTAAAGTTAGGTTTTGATGCCCTAATTATCTTTCTGCCGTGCGCCTTTGCTATCTGCTCTGCAAACATTTGATTTGCCTGGTTAACTATCTCCTGTTTCTTTTCGTTGTATGCCTTCCATCCCAACTCACTACATTGCTTTTGAATTTCGCTTAGCTTATTAACTAACCATTGTGTTGCAGGTAATTGCATGTTATTTGTTTGTTCTAAATTGATAGTGATATAATTCCTTCTCAATCTTCACTTCACTCTTAATCAACCCAGCATTGTGTATAGCCGTTGCCCACGCATAATCTTCACCGATACGTATATCCATGAAAGGGAATGCCAGCGCTATCTCCCTGCGTATGGGTACAATGTGATTCGGGTACCTGTAATAAGCCCCGCCCTTCGCCTCATAGCCGTAATCCTTTGATATGTACCACTTACGCTCATCCCTGCCATCTGTGGTCATTGTGCCGTTAAATACGATAGCATCCGGATTAGATTCGGCTGCCGTTAGGATGTCTTTAACGTAGGTACTTGCAACCATATCATCATCATCAATGAATACCACGTACTTTCCTGTACTTCGTTGCAGGAGTAGATTACGTTTGCGCCCTGTAGTCATTGCACCGTTATCTGATTCGGTTAGAACTTCAACCTCTGGTGTGCGTTGCGGTGTAAGTACCTGGAGCAACTGCGAAAGATAGCCTATGCGTTGTGGGAGGGTGCAGATTAGGATTGATAGGGTCATACATTCTGTTTAGGAAACCCGGCTTTCGACCGCCGGATATAGGTTATCTCATCAGCACGGAAAAACGATTGAGTATGATTAAGCAGCGCATCTACAGGCTCACCAGTCCATGCCGGGTGGTAGTGGTCAAATATCCGCTTATCTACGTATTTATACGCATTTATCTGCTTTGCCACATCCATAGCCTCGTTATCGCACCAAAGGGATTCATATTGGGGGTGGTAGATGTACCCGAACCGCTCATAATACGTTCTACCCATGATACTCATTGTAGGTAGCAGGTGATTAACCCGCCCATCGGGAAAGTGAATGAATAGGTCTAAGTTACCCTCAAATGCGTTGATAATGTCAATATCGAAACCCTGCTTAAGAAATCGCATATCATCGGACATATTCACAACAATATCGCCTTGCCATCCTTCCATGCCCCGATTGATGGCGTGTACCTTGCTTTTGGATTTACCCATTGTGATAAACACATTGGGGAACTTTAGCAGGTCGGATAACTCATTCGAGTTTAGCGTAACGGTGTCATCATCATCAACCGTTAACCCTACTGTGTACTTCTTCGAGTGTGAATATGCCTGAATGGTAGCGAATGCGGCAGCCATCTTTTCGGGCCGGCTACGTGTAGCGAAGTTGTAATGTATGTGCATGGTTTCTGCTCGTGTTTCACAAAGATAGCAAATATCTTTGGAGTGGTTCATCTGTAACCTACACTTTTGTTTTCCACAATAGATACACAATTTATACAATCGGGTGGGATTTGGTGTCGGGTATTATCTGAATGATGGTAGTCGGCATTGGGTTGTCGGGATCGTTGGCAACCTGTAGCGGGATTAGTTTGGATGCCAAGCGGTAAAATTCGGTGGGATTTTGTTCGCCCCATTCCAACATATTAACCCCTGGCTTAAGTTGCATTTCGTGGAACGCATCAGTAATAACCTCACGTACCGAGCGGGTGAAGTGATTAACCGCCCCTTTTGTTCTGCCTCCAGTCTTTTTTCCCTTTGCCATAATCTAAAAACCTCTATTTAATTACAAAGGTACTCACATACCGCCCAAACCACCAAATTCTCACATATTCCATGTCAAATTCTCACGTAACACATTGATAATGAGTGAATTATTCAATATTCTCAAATTCTCACTCACCCTTTAGTATAGTATAGTATTAGATATATAAATATATAGAATTATTATTTCTTTAAATTCTCGAGCAAGTGAGAATATGGGTAGTTAGCCTATGATTATCAATTAGTTATAAATTCTCAGTAGGTGAGAATATTGAGAATTTGATGGCAACGAAATGATATAGTTTATCGCTCACAAATGTTGGTTTTATCAATCAAACACGGCATCAATGTGTATAATAAACAACAAAAACCCCCGATGTAGAAACACCAGGGGAAACCAAAACACCACATGAAATATTATCTCAGTCGGTTATGTATCGTAACCAACTACATTTTCTCATACTGCCCATGCGCAACCCTCTTAATCACCCTTGCAAAGTCAGCCCTACGAATCGCATTAAAAAACCTCTTAGGCTTAATGTTGAACCTAATACATAGCAAATCTACCTCCTTTGTGGTAAACTTTGGCGGTAGGTTATCAACTAACAGGCGAAGGTCTGCAGGCAGTCCGGATTCGGTTTCAGCGCATAACTCACTAATTATCGATATAGTACTCTCTGCATAGTACCTGTACAGGTTATATGCTTTGTTGACTATTTCCACCGTTATAACGGGTTTTAGTGGATTATGACAGATACTTACCACATGACACATCCGGGGAAAGTATGCGCTCATTTTAGCTTCCGCGCCCATTATGTACTGCTCCGCTTTGCCTGCCATCCGGCTATTCGCATCCGCTAAATTCTGCCTGTAGTACTTCGTGTACAGTGTTTTCGCATCCGGTGTAATCTCAATTCGTATGGGCGCACAATCCCCGGCTGCAAATTCTTTGTTAATCCGGTAAAGGTGAGTAACTAAGTCCTTCCACTCCTTGCACATTTGCCGGCCACCGCTAAACGGGTCGGCATCTTCATTGAGTTTTATGTAATCGGATTTTACCATTAGGAAACGGCTTGCGAATCCTGATTGAATTTTATCAGCCCCGAATATGTGTGCTAACCTTGATGGCTGCGTTCCCATCAAAAGGGATATGTTAAGAGATTTAACTACCCTTTCTTTCTCCCGATCCGCTCTGATTTGAGTGTACCTGCCTCCGGTGAATGCTTGAGTAAAGAAAGATATGGCATCGTTATTCGCTTTATGCGCCCCTGCATTTAGGATAGTTTCCGCTTCATCATGGTAAACACCCATCCCTGCCTCCTGGTCTTGCATTAGGGCTATGTAACCCTCCGTTGTGCCATCAACTGCGAATGGGTGAAAGCGTTTGGGTTTAGGCTTGCTGAATGATTCCTTATTGACATTAGCGGCTGCTTTCTCAAGTAGCCAGTTATCCATTGCTAATTTGTAGGCTGCATCTTCTGATTTCAGCAGGTCGGCTAATGGTTCCTCACACATAGCTTTGAATGCCGGAGTCTTACCAACCGATACCGGGGCAATCATTATGGCAAATACGATGTTTTTAACATTGTGGAAGTCGGATGTATAGCAGTTCCCTGCAAGCGAGGATATAGTCCATATTCCGGCGGTTGCGAGAAACTCCGGGCAAAGACTCATTTCAGTTGCTACTTCGTGCAGCGAATTGTTAATAATTTGTGGGAAAATACTAAACGGGTAACCCTGTTCTACGGGTTCAATGCCTATGTGTTTGAGTACGGCATTCCAATCCCTGCCGAGGTGGTAGAACAGAATAAACGATGGAGGCAAGCACCAGACAGGATACTGCTCTTTGTTGTGCCAATGGGGAAAGTTACTCATGGATGCCGAGAATATCATAACCCTGCGAGCGTTGTAGTACACTTTAGCGGATATGCCGGCCGAATCACTACCCTTGCGGCGGTAGGCTTGAAACTTATCATTCTTACCGTAGCGGTAGCCCTGTATGGGTAGTAATCCTATTGATTGCAAAATAGTGTCAAACGCTTCATCTGTAATACCCTTGTCAAATTCTGCCAACTGCGATTCATACCCCGCGGGGTAGCTGATAGCTTTCTTGCTTGGGTCATACTTTGGCTTGTATTCGTTAAAGTATTGTGAAACTTCTATAAGGTAGTTGTACTCCGATTCGGTTAACTCCTGCACATCTTCCATACTTTGGTGAAATTCTGTATAGCCGGGTGTTGGAAATGTGTAAACTACAGGCCCATTAGAATACAGGGCGATAACCTCGTTACCCTCCGGGGATTCTGCAAGCGGTGTTTTGCTCGGTAGTGCTGCGTAGTTTAGCCATACGTGGTAACCTGCGTTGCGGGTTTGCTCAATGAATACCTTGCTAAAGATTTCCGATGCCTCGTTGGTTATAATAGCCATCCACTTACTGAATAGTTCTCTATCCTTTGTATTCTTTAGGTCAAAGTCAAGGCATCCGTAGTTATTGCCTGTAAGAATCATTAACCCATTATCCGTAGGGCGGAGGTGCAAGTCATCCGGGTTAGACCAGTTGCGATGTGATACGGGTTGTTTAGCCTGGCTATCCCATTGTATGGGGATGACTTTTAATCCAAGTGATTGGTAGTCGGTGTATTGGTGCATGGGTGGTGGTGGTTATAGGGTGTCAAATATAGTTAACTGTTGGTTATCATAGTTAGTTTTATGATTCGACCATATTGCTTCGGTAGTTTTAATCTTAACAGTTCCTACTAAATCAACTACGCCTTTAAATGGCAACCAATTAGCTTTCGTATTTTCGCATACTATTGCTTGACCATTTCTGCTCTTGCACCATTCAGAAAGGTTATTAAAATCTATTGTCTTATTGCTATGCTTGTATTTGTGGCCACCAAACTGATAAGGCGGGTCAATAAACCACGTACACTCTTTATTTTCAAGTTCATCGTAGCTTAAAAGTTTTATTTCCCAATGTCTTATTTTGTGTAGTTGACTTGCAATATTCTTTAAAAATGTTTTTGAGTTTTGCTCGCCCAATTTTGATGTAGTATAGTTTGGGGTTGATACTCCTGCTTGACAAGAAAATCCAAGTAAAAGCATTTCATCTTTTGTCAAACCAAATTTTCTAACATCATCACCTTTTTTCAATATTGGTAGCTTTAAAATATCTTGCTCACTTGCATTTTTAAGATAGTTCCATACATCAACTATAACAGGGTATTTATCTACAAGTAAAACATCATTCTGCCAATACTTCAAGCTATACCTTGCACTACCTGCAAATGGCTCAATTATCTTATTATATTTTGGTGGTGGATAATAGTCCACTATTTTTGATTTACTTCCGTAGTAACTAAACATAATTTATAATTTATCAAATAATAAAAAGAATTCCTCCGGCGTATGCACAAACTCATAAATCCCCCCCGCTTGCCGTTCCCTTTGCTGCTCGGCAAGTTGTTCAGGGCGGGGGCGGTCGGCACCTACTTTAATTTCTATCATAACTGATTTTCCTTTCACGGTTGCCGAAATATCAGCCGTACCCTTCCTTGTTGCGGATGGGATAAACTTCCCGTTAATCTGCCTGCCCATAGTATTGATTCGTGTAGCCCGGTAGCCCGACCAGTTCAGGAAGTTAATAATAAACGTAGTCAGCCCATTGGATTTCGTTACCATAGGCGTAGGGGGCCCGGTGTAGAATCCATCCTTTACCACGTTCGGGGTACGCTCTAAAGTGTAATTATAATGGGCGGTGTTATATCTTATCTTCCAGAGGGGGGGTTGTTTCATTAGAATAATGTTGATTGAAGTAAATAAGGCTCTAATCTTTTGTTGGCAATATCAATATACTTTTCTGACATTTCGCTGCCGATAAATTTACGGTTAGCCCTTAATGCCGATTCAGCCGTGCTGCCAGTACCCATAAACGGGTCATAGATTATACCACCTTCAGGGCATCCGGCTAAAATAGGCTTCTTTATCAATTCATCGTTATACGCTGCATAATGCTGATTAGAAGATGGCTTTGTAGGTATATCCCAAAAATCAGAAACGCTGCCGGGGTTTTTGCCTAATGGGTTAAATGATACTGCATTTGTGGCCAACATATCGTTATTCATAGATTTAACACCTTCTTTATAAATATGCCGTTCCCCATCATTTCTTTTATCGTTTGCGTGTATGTGCTTAGACCTCACCGCATCTAAATCAAAATAATACTTTTCTGATTTTACCATGAAGAAAAAATACTCATGCTTTTTGCTAAACCTATCAGTAACTGATTCAGGCATACCATTACGCTTTGCCCATACTATATCGTTGCGAACTATCCAACCTCTATCAATACAACCAATGGCAAAACGGTGAGGGATAAGGAGGAGGCATTTGTGTATTGTTTTGGATTGCTCAATTACCTGAATAGTTGCATTTTTATTTTTCGGGTCAAAAGTGCTTTTACCTTTTAATCCGCCCGATTGAGTACCATAAGTATCCCCCAAATTAACCCAACAAGTGCCATCTGGTTTCAATACCCTGTATATTTCATCCATTAATTCCCAAAGGTGTTCAAGGTATTGATTGTACGTTGGCTCTAAACCCCATTGCCCTTCATAGCCGTAATCTCTAAGTTGCCAGTAAGGAGGGGAAGTAATTACACAATCTAAAAAATCGTTAGGCATACGTTTTAGCGTTTCCAAACATGGCTCGTTGTAAATCTTATTTAACTCAATCATAGTAGGCTATTCTTCCGTGAATCCAAATTAGTCAACTGCTTCCCCACCTTATTCGGCAAAGGGTATATCCGTTCAAATTCCTTGTTCGGCATCCAACGATTATTAACCCAATGGTAAAGTACCCCGTTGCGGATTGTAGCCATAGTGTTTAGCCGAAAGTATTTTCTTTCGATGTATTGGTGGATGGTCATGGTTTGTGATTAAGGGAGGGGTTGATTTGCCCCTCCCTGGTGAGTTAAAAGGGTAAACTTTGGTCATCAATAGATGCAGCGGCTACCTGTGTATTCGGTGCCTTAAAATTCCCAATATACTGCTTCTTTTCCTGTGCATCCCTTTGCTCCTTAGTCTGTGATACTTGAATGCTGCCAATGTTACCGTACTGATCGGCGGTATCATTCACCCATAGGGTAAGGTTAAGATACTTCTTACCGTTTTTGGCTTCGGTAATTTTCTCTTTCGGGATGTCTGATAGGCAGATGCTGCCTGTGTAGAATGTAGCCATGTTTAAGACTGGATATAGGGAGCCAGCGCCTTTAATAGTTATAGGTATGGTTTAATTACGTTGTAAATTGCGGTTGCTAATTCTTTAGCATCGTTTTTACCCATTCTGTTTTTTAAGAAATCTTGTATTGTTACTGGTTTTTGTGTTTTTTGAGATACGTACTTTTCATTCATTTTTTTATGATACTCACTCATTAATGTAGTGTAAATATCAAATGTAAGTGAAGTAATCAAATCGGTGGCAATAAATGCCCCATCTTTATTTTTCTCTAAATACCCTGCATTTCTCAATACTGTTGATAATGCAAGACTTACTTTAAACAATTCGCAAACCTCCTTATTCCGGAATGGCTGCTTTTCTTTTAGATAATCAATGAGTAATTGAATTTTCTCTTTATAATCGTTCATAACAAAGCCGGTTAATCAGAGCCGGTATGATTTAGAACCACCTACAGGATTCGAACCTGTATCTCCCCGCATAACACGGGGGCGTTATCCCAAGTCGGTATTCATTCCCGATTACGCCAAGGTGGTTGCCATTTTCTATTTAAGCGTCACCGCTACACTCGTGGTAGAAGTTTTCGCAGGTGGGTAATGAGTTTCTACTTCGCCATGAATATTAACTACTTCAATTCCTGTTTTTGGAACACCTTTTAAATACGTTTCAAAATCTTTTATTGAATTATTTATTAAGGTTTGTTCTGTGTACAATTCATGAAGTGTCATACTCCCGCAGTTACTATAATCATACTTCACCCCAACCTCCCGAATATCAACCTTCGCATTGTGATACTGAAAGGACTTGCCATGTTTCTCAGCATCATCCAGTACGATGGCTTTGTACGCAGGCATTGAGGTAAGTTGCTTTACTACTTCCTCCAGGCATTTCATCCGGATGTGTAACTCCATAGGGTTAATGCGGCCCTCTAATACTTCTTGGAAGATTTCACGTACAACCTGTGTGCGCTCTTCCTTTGTAGTGTGGTTAAATTTAATCAGTTCCATTGTCTGTAGTGTTTAAAAGGTTAAATGTTGATTGTTGTGCTTCGGTAAGTTGGCATTCTGTACGTACCCAATCGTAAACGGTTACGGTACTGCCTTTGATACATTCCCCATCTTGAATTTTTACGATAGCGTTTTGGAATTGCTCATCTGTTAGGATGCGTTTGGTTTTCCATGTTTCGGCAGCTATATCGTAAATGCTGCCATTAATACCTACTGATTCCATTTCCTCTGGCACGTACACCGGCCCTGCAAATACATCCGGAGTGTACCACTTAACACCGTTACTCATAGCCCTTGCAAATAGCATATTACGGGGAAACTTCTCGGTGTTTTTAGTACCTGCTTTCTTTGCATCTTCGATAGTGAAGGTAGAAGTGCCAATGATTTCAGCACCTTCGTAGAAAATAATAGAGCATACTTTGTCGGTCTGCTCCGTTACCCGATAGTTGTACTTACCCGATGCTTTTACCATTGCAGCCATAACGCCCGCCCCAATGGTAGGCTTACCGCTAATAATGTGGATACCGGACATTGCCGCAAAAGGTGCGATACCCAACTCAGCACCTGCTTGAATTTTTACGATTGCTTGAGCAGCGGATTTGATGTCGGGAAACATTCCCGATTCCGCAAACGCCTTACCGATGCTCATTATTTCGGTGGCGGTGTGTTTTACGATGTTCATGTGTTTAAAGTTTTAGGACTCAAAGATTGGAAATAGTTTTGATACTACCAAAATTATTTTGTAGGTTTGTAAAAATATATTTTAATCATGAATCTACACACAATCTTACAAGACAGAATGTTAAACCTTACCGAAATTGAAAGAAAAGCGGGCATCCGTAAACTGAAATTACACGAATTTCGTAATGGTAAGTCGCAAATTACGGAAGATGAATCATTGAAAATCAAAGAGATACTAAAAGAATTGAAAAAAAGTATAAAATAAATTTGGGTGGTATTGGAATAGAATTATATCTTTGACACATGAACACCTACCTAATCTACTTTAACAACATCCTGCGAGATATTATCCTCGCTCAAAGTTTGCACGATGCGAAGAAGCAATGTGTAAGGATTAGGCGAGATAATAAATACACCGGAGTTTTAACCATTCATTCATTATATTAATTGTATGATAATTAACAATTCATTCCCGGGAGAATCATTCCCTTGTTTAGTGCAAATTAATTGGACTAATGATATAGGATTTTATTTAGCTGAAAACTTCCAAGATGGATTAGATAGTTATACTGGCAATCTCGTTGCCATCTTCAAATGTAAACCCAAACTCAAACCATAAAAACCAAACACATGACAACAGTAGTACTTTCAACCCCGCAATTAGCCCAACAGTATGCAGAGCGTACGGGCTTACAGTATGACCGCAAAGGTAACTCCTTCGTATGTTACGATGATGCCGGAGAGCCTATCTACACCATCAAATTTTACATGCAGCGCACGGAGTTAGTAGATATTCGCACGGTGTATGAAATCTTTAGCCCGAACGCTAATCGGTATGAGGAATACCCTACAAAGGAGCGTATGCTTGAAGATTTAGACTTTAACGAAATGCATATCCCTTACAAGTCTATCCGTTCAACTTATAACAATGGGGCAATTTTGGTAAGCCGGGTATTAATGCAAGAGTTATTTGCCTTGCCATTCAGCGCAGAATACGTAAATTTACTATCTCGTGGTTAGTTTTGGTTTCCCCCTGGCAGAAGTGTCGGGGGGTTTTTATCACTTCAATTTCAAACAATGCACAATGCTAACCAAAAAACTCAAAACAGAACGCTTAAACGCATCCCCCTTTATTACTCTTTACTTGCCATCCACGCCAAAGCAAAGGATAAGCTACTTTGCTCTCCCCGGTATGAAAGGGAAAGTCAATGTACCTATCGTATTGAACTCAAAACTGCAAATAGATAACATCATTAAAACTTGCAGTAACTACTTTCGAATACCGTTTGAGTCTTTGCAATCTAAAAGCCGGATGAGAAATATCGTAGTAGCCCGCCACATAACCATGTGGTATTTGCTGAATCAAACGGAAATCACTTTATCAGAGGTGGGCGGTATATTCGGCAGCAGAGATCATACCAGCGTTATCCACGCTAAGAAATCAGTTAATAATAGCCTTACTTCAAAGTTCGATAACGAGTACAAAACCCATATTGAAAACCTTAACGTAATTTTATGATTTACATTATTGCAGCAATGTTCTTCGGAACCCTTATCATGGCATACAGAATCGGTGAGTATGAGAATAAGCACCGGAGTAAGGATAAGTAAAGATAGTGGGTTCCAATAGCATGAGTCGACACCCAGTAACAAAAGTCAGCATTGCCGGATAGGTGGAAGGCCTATCATTTTTCCACCTTCCTATACCCCTCCTGCCATAACACCGCACATAACCGCTTTGATTTCCGTACAATGGCAGTTTCCGAATCAGTCGGATAAAGTATGTGCAACGCTTCGTGAATTGTAATCTCTAACTTATGCTTAGGTTTCAGTCGGCTATCTATCTCAATGGTATTGGAATCTATGTGGGCTAATCCATACGCTTTTTCCTTCCCTAACTTGCGATGGATTACTTTCATGGTTAGTACAATTTGCCGTTAATTATCTGAAAGTTCTTAACATGAAAATTGCCATCTTTCTCAATAGTAATGTGTGCGAATCCGTGTTGGCTATTGCTTACCAATGGCGAATAGTCTGGTCTAAGTTCACAAAGGCAGCCAGTACTCCAACAACTGATAACTTCTCCATCCAAAGTAATCTCCGGATGATGGGATGCCCTATGAAGATGCCCAACAATAACGGTCTGCTTTGCCCTTAGAAACGCTCCACGTGCAGGTGATACCGGGGCAAATACACCCTTGAATATGTGATGCCCGTGAGTTATAGATAACTTCCCTGCTTTTACAAGTACCTTATCATCTAACAGATGTACCCTTTCTTCATTTAGGCGTAATCTTTCCTCCAGATGAAAATACGGGTCATCCCATATTTCGGATGCTTTTTGTAACAGGAATTTTTCCCATCTTATACAATGGTTGCCCTTTAACCAATAGATATGAGCATCCGGGAACGTGGCACGTAATACCCGAAGAAACTGCTTTGTTGCATCAAATTCCTGTTTAACCGAGCGCTTCTTTGGATCACGCTCGAACCTGCTTACTTGGTGATTATCTATTAAATCCCCGTTGATTAAAATAGTGTTAATCTTATTTTCAACTCCGTAATTAAGTGCTAATGTAACGGCATTAATAT